CAAACAAATCGTTTGACTTTCATTTTAAAACTGAACATCTTAAAATGTTACCTGGTGATTATAATGTTTATATCTCATCAAAACTTATTTCTAATTTCAGACACAAAAACAAAACCTTACAATATTGGGTTGCGTTAGAAAATACAAGTAAGTATGAGGGATAATTATGGACAACACATTATGGGTAGAAGCGTATAGACCTTCTACGATTGACGAGTGTATATTACCCGTTGAGATTAAAAAGACTTTTAAGTCTATACTCAATCAAGGTGATATACCAAATTTATTATTATCTGGTACTGCTGGTACAGGTAAAACTACTGTCGCTAAGGCACTATGTAATGAACTTGATTGTGATGTTATGGTCATCAATGGTTCTGACGAAGGTCGTTCAATTGATGTTGTAAGAAATCAAATCAAAAATTTTGCCAGTACTGTATCACTAAACGAAAGTGATAAACCAAAAGTTGTTATTGTTGACGAGGCAGATTATATGAATGCTGAGTCCGTGCAACCTGCATTAAGAAACTTTATCGAAACATTTAGTAATAATTGTAGATTTATATTTACATGTAATTACAAGAATAAAATTATACCTGCTATTCATTCTAGGTGTACTGTTATAAATTTTGTAATACAGAATAAAGATAAAGAACAACTAGCAGGTTTATTTCATAAAAGATTATGTACAATACTTGAACAAGAGAACATAGACTTTGACGCCAAGGTTGTTGCAGAATTAATCATCAAATATTATCCTGACTTTAGAAGAACAATAAACGAGTTACAAAGATATTCTGTATCTGGTAAAATAGATACTGGCATACTTGTAACAATATCTGAAGCAAACCTACAATCATTATCTAAGGCACTAAAGAATAGACACTTTGGTGATATGAGAAAGTGGGTCGTAGATAATATTGACCAAGATCCTGCAGGACTATTCAAAGATTTATATTCAAACTTTTATAATACTATGAAACCAGAAAGTATACCACCTATGGTTATACTATTGGCAGAATATCAATATAAAAATGCGTTTGTGGCTGACCCAGAGTTAAATATGGTGGCATGTTTAACAGAAATAATGGGTGAGTGTAAATTCAAATGAGTGAGTATAAATTAACAAACTACCTCACCGCAATCAACTGGTCGAAAGAAAAACTACTAGATAGTGGTGATAAAGATTGGGAAAAGAAATATCCACCATTCATTATCAACAAAGGTTTATCTTACTTTCCTGATACGGTGATGTATGCTAACGAAATGAATAGGTTACATCATGCCTCAAAACACATGCAATTTTCGTTTCTACTAAATACTATAAGAAATAAGAAACGATTTAGTAAGTGGTTAACAAAGAGTAAAATCAAAGATATTGATGTTATAAAACAATACTATGGTTACTCAAATAAGAAAGCAAGTGAGGCTCTCAACATTCTTACCAAATCACAGATTGATTATATAAAAGAGAGATTATATAAAGGTGGGAAAAAATGAGTGAAGTTATAGAATGGAAACCAGATCAAATGCTCGAGGTGAAAATCAAAGAGCCAGACGATTTCCTAAAAATTAGAGAGACACTAACACGAATAGGTGTTGCAAGTAGAAAAGAACGGAAGATATATCAATCTTGTCATATACTACATAAACAAGGTAGATATTTTATTGTCCACTTCAAAGAGTTATTTGCCTTAGATGGCAAGACAGCAAATATCTTTGCCAATGATATTGAAAGAAGAAATACTATTGGTAAGTTATTAAGTGATTGGGGACTTATAGAACTTGTTGGTGAAGTTACAACAACAGCGCCTCTATCACAAATAAAAGTTTTACCATTTAAAGAAAAACATGAATGGATATTAGAACCAAAATATAATATTGGTAAGAAACCAAGTGAGGAGAAAAATGAAAGTACAACTACTACAAGCACTTAGGCAACATGCAGAAGGGCAGATTGCCAAACACAAAGCCAATGTAGATGTTTACCTAAACAACACAACTGGTATAGGCGAACATTCAGACATTGTTGAAACTATTGAAAAAGAATTAAACCATATTGGTAAATACAAAGAACAATTAGATGTATTAAAAGAATATTTTGACGCTTGACTTTTTACGAAAACCTGATATAATTATATAATGCAATTTTACACGAATGTTACGCCACATGGCGATTTTCTACACATACGAGGTTTTGAAAATGGTGAAAGATTTTCTGAAAGAATAAAATACCAACCTCGTCTATATTTTCCATTCAAAGGTCAATGTACCCATAACTCTTTAGATGGCAAAGGTCTTATGCCTAAATCTTATAATACAATAAGAGAGGCAAGAAGTGCCATTAAAAGATATGAAGAACATAAAAACTTTGTTTATGGCACAGATAGATTTCAATATCAATTTATTTCAGACAAATATCCTGGCATAGTAGAATACGATAAAGATAAACTTCGTATTTACACTATTGATATTGAGGTTGAAAGTGAACATGGTTTTCCTAGTGTAGAAGACCATGCAGAAAAAATGATTTGTATAACAATCAAAGACCAAGTTAAAAAACAAATATTGGTTTGGGGTTTAGCAGATTATAAACCTAAACAAGACAATGTGCATTATATAAAATGTATTGATGAAAAAGATTTACTTATTAAGTTTATTAAATTCTGGAAAGAATATACACCTGACATCATTACAGGTTGGAATAGTAAATACTTTGACATACCATATCTTGTAAGACGAATTGATAAGATACTTGGCGAAACTGTAAAGAATAAAATGTCGCCTTGGGGTCAAGTCATGGAAGATAGTACCTACTATATGGGTAAGACACAAACTTATTTTAGATTACATGGTATTGCACAATTAGATTACCTACAACTCTATCAAAAATTTACAATCAAAAACCAAGAGAGTTATAAACTAGACCATATTGGTTTTGTAGAACTTGGTGAAACAAAAGACGATAACCCATATGATACTTTCAAAGAATGGTATCAACAAGACATACAATCATTCATAGATTATAATATACAAGATGTTGAATTAGTTGATAGACTAGAAGATAGATTACAACTGATAGAACTTGCAATCACTATGGCATACAATGCCAAAGTAAATTATGAAGATGTATTCTCACAGGTTCGTATGTGGGACACTATCATTTACAACGAACTATTAAAAACAAATACGATTGTGCCAATGCGTGATATGAACCCACAATCGAAAGAACTTGTTGGTGCATATGTAAAAGAACCTACTACTGGTTTCCATGATTGGGTAGTATCGTTTGATTTGAACTCACTATATCCACATTTGATTATGCAGTATAATATCTCACCAGAAACAATACTAGATGACCGTAAAGATGTTTTGATAGATGAACTACTAGACAAAAAGATTGATATGTCTGATGGTAATTGTATGGCTGCAAATGGCACAATGTATAAGACAGGTAAACTTGGTATGTTACCTAGAATTATTAAAAGAGAATATGACGACCGTGTTATCTACAAAAAGAAAATGTTAGAGGCAGAACAAATGTATGCCAACACAAAAGATAAAAAGTATGAAAAACTGGCAAGAAAATTTTATCTAATACAACATTCTAAAAAGATTTCTTTGAATAGTGCCTATGGTGCGATTGGTAACAAATATTTTAGATACTATGACCACAGACAGGCAGAAGCAATCACTACATCTGGTCAATTGAATATCAGATGGATAGATAAAAAAGTCAACGAGTATTTTAACAAGTTATATAAAACAGATAACAAAGATTATGTTATTGCCTCTGATACAGATAGTATCTATGTTAACATGGCACCACTTGTAAAGTTAACTGGTGCAACTGATAAAACAAAAATTGTAAAAGCATTAGATCAATTCTGTACAGAAAAGTTTGAACCATATATTGAAAAGTGTTATAACGAACTTGGTAGTTACATGAATGTTTATGAAAACAAAATGGTAATGAAAAGAGAAGTTATCGCTGACAAAGGTATCTGGACGGCAAAGAAAAGATATATTCTTAATGTTCATAATTCTGAAGGTGTACAATACCCAGAACCTAAATTAAAAATCATGGGTATCGAGGCAGTAAAAACTTCTACCCCTTTACCTTGTAGAGATAAACTTAAAGAGGCATTCAAAGTTATCATGGGTGGTGATCAACAAGAAATGAAACAATTTATTATTGACTTTAGGCGTGAGTTTGAATTGTTACCACCTGAACAGATTGCTTTTCCTCGTAGTGTAAATGGTGTGAAGAAATATAGTGATAGAACATCTATATACAAGAAAGGCACACCAATGCATGTTAAAGGTGCATTGATGTATAATCACCTACTTAAAATTAAAAAGATTGGTCATAAGTTTCAACCTATCTATGAGGGCGACAAAGGTAAATATATTCACCTAAGAAAAAATCTATGGAATGCAAACTGTATTACCTTTATATCTAAATTACCTAAAGAGTTTGATATGCATGGGTATATTGATTATGAAACACAATTCACTAAATCATTTATGGAACCATTACGATTTATTCTAGGTGCAATCAACTGGCATATAGACGCCTCTGATAGTAACACAATAGAAGATTTTTTCGCATGATAAAATTAATAGATAAAGTCATGGCAGGTCAATATACTAGCACTAGACACTATTCTGCTTTACTACCAAGATTAACAAAATACTATTGTGGTTATTTTGTTAATAGTGATTTAAAAGGTGTGATTACTTTTGGTTGGGGTGTAAGACCAAAACATACTATACAGAAATTATTTCCAATGTTAGACACAAAAGATTATTATGAGATTGGTAAAATGTGTATGGACGAAAGCATGAAAAGAAATTCAGAAACACAAATGATGTCAGCGGCAGTGAGTTGGTTAAGAAAGAAAGAACCTGATTTAAAATATATATTTACCTGGGCAGATGGTCTTGTTGGTAAACCCGGTTATGTGTATCAAGCATTTAATTTTTTATATGGGGGTTTTATATGGACAGATACTTATGTTACAGATAAAGGTGAAAAGGTACACCCTAGAACAATGCAAGGTAGAATACCAAACACTAAAAATAGAAAGTACGGTATGAGACCAAATCCTGAACAACTAAAAGAATTAAAATTAAGTAGAGTAAAAGGTAAACAGTTTAGATATATTCTACCCATGACAAAGAAGATGAGAAAATATTTAAAACATAGTACAATAGAATGGAACAAACAATATCCTAAAGACAAAGATTTAGAATGGAAAATAAAAAAACCTGGCGAAACAAAATATACTAACACTACTAAAATGCCATTTACATTAACAAAAGAAACAGAATACAATTACAGTAATGTTGCAAGATATCAAACACAAAATTTAGAGGACTTTTTTGCATGATATTAAATCAACAAGACGCTGAATGGGCGATGTTATATTTTACAAACTACTTTGCTCAGTTTGAAAGAATAGACCAATATATCAAAGAACAAAAACTAGAACAAGTAAAAGACTTTCCGTTTCAATTACCTGGTATGGCAGATGAAGATGATTTCTTTAATGACTTTGGCATATTGCCAGAGAATATGAATTTTGATATACAAGAAATGGACAACGATACATTTACCAGAATATTAAATAAAGTTACAAGTCATACAGCGATGGCAAGTATACCTGGTAAAGCAATACGAATAATTGTAAAAGAAACAAACACAAATAAGATTGTAGGGTTTATTCGTTTTGGTAGTCCTATGATGAATAGTAAACCTAGAAACGAAGTATTAGGTAGACCATTGAAAACGCAAGACAAGGTAGAAATGAAAAGATTTAATCATGCCGCAATCATGGGTTTCACTATTGTGCCTACACAACCATTTGGTTACAACTATCTTGGTGGTAAATTACTTGCCGCGATATGTTGTAGTCATAGAATAAAGAAACTGATAGATGATAAGTATAACACAAATATATGTTTGTTTGAAACAACAAGTTTATATGGTAGTAGTAAATCATCAAGTCAATATGATGGTATGAAACCATACTTACGATTTAAAGGTGTAACTGAAAGTAATTTTATACCTATGTTACATGGTGAAAGTTTTACAAAGATAAACGATTGGTTTAAAGAGAAGAATGGTGGACCTATTGTAAAAGATGGTATTAGTAGTCGTAAGTTGACAACACATCATGCCATGATAAATATAATACAATCATCATTAAAAAAACATAACGAACACTTGTATAATAAATTTGTAAAATTTTTAGAAGACAAGAAGTCTTTAACAGAAAAGAAAAGATTTTATGTAAGTGATTATGGGTATGAGAATGTACCAGATTATATTAAAGGTAAAACAGATAAACTAAAACCAGGATTTCATTACGATAAATTTTCTTTTGAAAATGTAATTAAATGGTGGCAAAAGATTGCTACTAAAAGATATAATAAATTAGTTGCCAATGAAATGGTAAGAAATGACCTTGAGATATGGACAGAGGGTGCAGATATACAAATTATAAGATAATGCTTGACTTATGGAAAGGAATGTGATATAATGAAAGAACTTTTAGAAAAACTAGACGACCAAAATCTAAACCTTGGTGATTATCAAACTATGATAAAGGTTTTACAAGCGTCATTACAACGAGGTGCAATACAGATAACAGAATGTGAAACTGTAGGCAAACTCTACAAGAAATTAGATTTTATGATAAAAAAGGAGACAAACAATGCCAGACTTTCTGAAACAGATAATTAAGGAAACAGGTAACGAATATGCCAGTTTAGTAAGTGAAGGTGTAGAAGCAGGTGATGTAGATACATTTATTGATACTGGTTCACATATATTCAATGCAGTATTGTCAGGTAGTATTCATGGTGGCATACCATCAAACAAGATTACCGCATTAGCAGGTGAAAGTGCAACTGGTAAAACTTTCTTTGTACTAGGTATGGTCAAACACTTTTTAGATAGTAACCCAGACGCAGGTGTGATATACTTTGAAAGTGAAAGTGCATTAACAAAACAACTAATCGAAGATCGTGGTATTGATAGTGAACGAATGATTATAATGCCAGTAACAACTGTACAAGAATTTAGAACACAGGCACTAACTGTATTAGACAAATACATGGAACAAGATGAAGCAGATAGAAAACCTATCTTTATGGTATTAGATAGTCTT